TTACCGGCCCTTATTGTCCTCCAGGTACTTGTCCAGCTTGCTCGCCACGTTGTTACTCAGGATGCCGGCGAGGTGGGCGTAGCGCCACGTCTGCTTGGGCGTTGTATGGCCCGCCCAGTCCATCACCTCCGGCATCGTGTTCCCAGCGATGAATAGGCGAGTAAGGCAGGTGTGACGAAGGGAGTAGGGTACGAAGTCGGGATGATTGACCTTTAGCGTGAGGTTCATCCGTTGCCAGATATCGTAGATGTAATACTTATTGAGAGGGGTGCCGTGGAATAGCGTCTTGTCTTCCGGGACATAACGCTTGCGCCTCTCTATGATAGCTTTTGAGCGCTCCGTGAGGGAGATGAACCGCCCCTTGGTCGTCTTGGTTCTGCGATCAGCACGGAATATCGACACGTTAGGGGCCAACTCCAACACGCGTCCTCGAATGACTAGTTGGCGGCCCGTAACGTCAACATGGGGGTAGACGTGCAAGGTCTCAGAGTAGACACGCATTCCCGTATCGATGCAGAGCGTAAACCAGTCGAGCATTTCGGGGGAGCCGGCCCGGGCAGTGTCAGGGCAGAACCGGCCTAACCATTCAGCGCACCTTGCTTCAATCTCAGGAGAGAGGATGTATTCGCGGCCTTCAGCTTCGGGCTTCCGTCCGTACTGAGGCTTGTTCTCACCCTGTATCTTTCCCTGCTCGATAGCCAGTTTGAGCGCCTTACTTACCAGTGACGCCTTGCGGTTGATCGTACCACCCGAGTTCCCCCGGGCTAAACACGCAGCCTCCAAAGCCCTGTAGCCCTCTGCTCCTAACAGCTCGACGGCCGGATAGTTGGCCCCGAGATCAGCCACAAGGATTTTCATGTTCTTAAGCATCGTGTCCGCGCTAGGCATCTTCGCCCAGTGCTCCGTGTAGGCCCAATCAAGCAAGTCCTTCAGTCCCCATTCCGTGCTTTCCTCTTCGGATGGCATCGGAGGAAGCGGCTTGCCGACAAGGTGATTAGCCTTGGCTTGATATTCCCATGCCTTCGCGGCGGCCTCGGTGCGGAACCCTGAGGGGCGAAGGCGTTTACCGTCTAAGGTAACGTCAGCCTGAAAGCCGGAGTGACGAGGCTTAGCCATGGTGTGTGTCTCCCCGCGTTTTACTTGCCACCAAGGAGCTGGGCCATGTCCATCGCGACACGGCGACCCTTGGCGGTTAGACGGACGAGATGCCCTCGTGCGTCTTCGGCATCATCGTAGAGTTGCACTAAACCGAGTGGTGAGCCCCACCGCAGCGCGCGAGCCGCATCACCGTCGAGTTTCCCGAGCATTGTTGAAATGAACGTGCGGGTTCCGTTCGGATGGGTTTCTGTGAAGTCTCGCACAAGGTCCTTTTGAGGGACCGCCCCGGGATACGAAGCGATAGCGAGGAAGACTTCAATCGTGCCCAAACTCGCTTTCGGGTCCTCTTCCCGGAACCGCTGAATAGCGTGGCTCATGCGCACCAGTAGGTTCATCTGCGGGGGAACGTTCGGCACTGCCCTCAAATCGGGCTTGTCCTTGTCGGCCATAATCTGTCTCCCAAGTTATCTCTAGTCTACCCAACTGGAGCGAACCAATATCATAACGAAACTTAGAGATCACTAGCGAGCCGTACAGCCATTCACAGTGAAGATGAAACCCCAGGATATTAATGCGAAATATGTTTAACACCGTTCTCTCCGATAGTTTTTTAGTTTTCCCCAAGTCTTCATTCCCATTGCAACCGTATACAATCCCTCCCCACCACTGCAAGATAATCCGTGATCTATTACCAAATTTAATTACGCATACCTAAACTACCAGTAGGGGAATGCCCAAACCGCCCGCAATCAATGAGCGACAGAGGCATTCCCCGCTAAGTCATCCGGTCAAAAGCCGCCTTTAGGCACACATCGGGGCGCGAGGTATTCACCCCCGAGGGAGAAACCGAAGTACATCGCCTCTTGTTCCTGGGCTATCCGCAGGCGGTTCCGGCGGTCCCATTCGATGTATCGGGAGACGATGGAAGCATCGCCGGAGGTGGCCGCCGAGGTGAAAGCGTAGGTATCGACCTTGATAGGTGTTGCGATGGTCATGGTGGAATGTCCGGGTGCTAGTGGGTGATGATGCACGGGTGGCTATCGATCACCGTAAAGGTGATGGACGACGCACCAAGCCCGAGACTGGTGAGCAGCGGCCGGACAACCGCCCGGATGCTTTCGACGGATGAGAAATCGGCGGCGGGAATGTCACCGATGAGAGACGGCCCAGAGGCCGCCGCGAGGATCACCGGAACACGGCCCGGCTTGGTGAAGGCCCGGACAATCTCGGGGATAGTCGTTTGGGTTACTGGGGCGGTCATGGCTTAAGGCTCTCCATATCTGGTCCGATGGTGATGGTTAGGAGCTTGCGGTCGCGGAGGGCCGTGAGCAGGGTGTGGTGATCCTTGAGGAGATGTTCGAGAGCATCCGCCGGGACCTTGACCGTGGTGGACGACGCGCGCTTCCCGTGGTGCGTGGCCCACAGTCCGGATAGCTCAGTATCCGTTGTGAGGAGGGGCGAGGTGGTCACGGCTTTTCCTCCGTCACGCTTCCCGGGATCAGTTCAAAGAACCCCTTGGGAAGATCGAAGGTAGGGGGAGGGATCAGAGGAGCGAGGTAGCGGTCAAACGTGGGAACGGGCTTGGCGTCCATTTCACGGCGGACCTTATCCATCAGGGAAGCGGTAGCCGCGTCCACTTCTTTGGCGGGAGCTTCAGCGTTGTCGTCATCCTCCCGGTTCCAGCCGTAGAGTTCGCCCTCACACACAACGTTGTGGGCCAACACAGGGACACCAAATCTCCCTTGGTCAAAGCTGCCACGACTGCGGTCCGCGTACAGGAAGACCGCGCGGCATCGGGGCTCGGTGTCATACTGCTTTCCGGACCTGTAAGTGGCGTCAATCTTCCCCGTGATGTACCGAATGGTGTTCCCCGTTGCGATCAAGTCATCAAGGATCACGTAGTCCTGAAGTTCGCCATAGCCCGAGATGCACCCGGCATGGCTCTGCTCGCCTTCCTTGCGAACGACGCATACAGGTAGCCCAAGCTTGTAGCTGACGGGCCACGCGACGGCCTGCCCGGAGACGCCCGAGCAAACAATGTGTGTGATGCTTTCCTTGTTCGCCGCGATCCATGAGGCGATGTGCTCGGCGGTGTCGTCCACCACGCGGCGGAGGAAATCCGGTCGGACCCCCTGTGATAATCCTGTGCGAGCTTCAACTTGTGCCTGTCCTTTCCGATGAACTCCAGCCCGAAGAGCGCTGGCCTAGGCCCACCTCACCGAGACGAGTGTGGCGAAGCGGGCTAAGGTCAAGGCTCGATGGTGGGTGATCCCTAACAATCAAGACACACGAGTGGCGGTAGGAGAGATCGCGTCTTCCTCCGCTCGCTTGGCTTTCACGTAATCGACCAGCGCCGCAACGTGATCCAGTTCGGGAGCCTCGATTGCGCCAGCTTGGCGGGCAGCCCAGCGGATCGCGAAGTGGGGGACGTTATGGCAGCCGGCTTGAACCCAGCCAGCGGCCGATACACTGTCGATCCGGAAGTGACCAAGCCGCACCGTGCGGCCTACCCCGGAGAGTGTGGGAGCGTAAGCGATGGCCCGACCCTCTCTTACGGCGCGATCAATGAAGGGTAGAGCCTTCAATCCATGTTCCAAGGGGAAGTCAGCGCCGCGCGAGGTTTCCACCGTGGCGCCGTTGACGCGGAGCAGCGTAGGTGGAAGACCAAGCGGGCCGCCGGTTCTATATTGCAGTTCAATCGGATATCCGGCGCGCGTGTTTCCCAGCCAGTATGCGCCCAAGGCAATCTCGCCAAACGCATTAGCGAGGTTCCGCCACATCAGCTTTGGAGCATCGAAGTAGGCTCTGAAGAAGGCCCGAATGTTATCAAAGATAGCTTCGCCTTCAGAGGCTTTGAGAAGCCGCGAGAGGACTTCCGAGGGTTCTCCCGTGGGAAGCCCATAAGCTTTAGCCCATGTTTCGCCGGCCATGGCGTAGTGTGTGGCTTGGTTTAGCCACCAAGCGCGGTTAGAGCGAGCGCGCGCTGCTTTCTCCTTAGCCTCTTTGGCAGCGTTCATGATGAGTTCGAGGATAACCGCCGGCTTTTCGTTGGTGCCGAACCTCCATCCCCTGTTTGGGAGGTCCAAACTCACCTCAACGAACTCGGTCCCGTGCAATGCGCGGCGGCGGGCGTTGTAGTGCTTTGATGTGGTCGTGATCGAATAGCTATGAGTGGAGCAGATCACGAACCGCGTTCCGTCCGGAGCCGGCGGGAGAAACCGCGCAATCTCCGTCGAATAGGAGTAGAGCGACGGCCCCGCGAAGCTAAAGTTGCCGTTGCTTGAACGGGCCGAAGACTGGTCCGTGGTGCCCCTCGCGTGGGCAACCCAAAGGTGGGCAACTTGGGAGTTGGTGAGAGACATGGTGTTAGCCCTCCACACTCAGCGGCTTCGCGTTGGAGTACAACTCTTCAGCCCTCTCGGGGTCAGCTCCGGGAAGGTGCCAACCGAACATGGAGCCGACTTGCATAGCCGTCCGCATGGCAGGCGTTACGTTAAACAGTCCGTTGCGGCGTTCGGCTTCCTCAACGGTCATCCCATGTTCGGGCCAGTATCCTTCCTCGCCGCGCTTGATGAGTATTACCGCGCGTTTACGTCCCGGCAGGATCGCGTAACAGAATTCAGGATGTGCCTTAGTGGTCATGTCGTGTCACTCCTTTGCGTCGAAGTCGGTGCGCACTGTGAGCGATCACTAACAACCTGTCAACAACAAAATGTGAGTGATCACACATTTTATCCTCCCGGGCGCACCAAGGCGAACCCCACGGGACCATCTCGGCGGCCCCTGTGCGGCGAGCCCGAATAGAGACAGGCGGAGGCGAGCGGGGAGGCTTTAGGGGATAGCGTGGGATGTGGCGTGGTGGATCGCGGTGGGTTCGTCGTGGTGAGCCCGAGAGGCGCGCTAGGTCCTAGTGTGAGATGTGCTGGTGCTCAAAAGCACAGATTCCTAGCTTTATATTCGAGTGGGAATAACGCCGAAAAAAGGAGCCCTCACCCTCCCGGGCACCCCTCGGGACCAGCTCAGCCACCAACTAAGGGACGTGTAATCCCATTGCAGGCGAGCAAGTTCAATGGGTTAGCTCGGGACGGTGCCCGGAGGCGTGCCCGATGGCCCCGGGGTGGTGGGGTGGTGACCATCCAATAGGCGCGGCCGGGGGTAGAGGGGGGTCCGGCCACGCGGGAGGGGTCGCCAAGGGGCTTGAGAATATCCTAGGCTAACATTCTGACCCTGGAGGGGATTGGGTAGGGTAAGGATATAAGCCACATCTGACACTAGGATCGGAGGGGCTAGATGTAGGGTTGGGCTCTAGGTAATGATTAAACTTCGGGAGCCTCTAGGGATAGTGCCATAGAGCTGCCTCATTACATCTGACACTTCCTCTAGATAACCTCTAGGGAACACCAGGGGAGGCTCTCGGTGGTCCCCCGGATATAATATGCTGGAATCTGTAAGCTATTGTTATCATTGATGAATACCCTTAAAACCATCCTTATCCCATAACCATCCTTTAGTAGCCCTCATCCCCTAGTCCCCCTCCCATCAGGGGAAGCTCCCGAGGGAACACTTGAATACCCCACATAGAAAGCCATCAGGAGCCCGCTGAGAGGCTTCGAGAGGCCCAGATAGGTCACCCTACCTGAAAGCCCCCCGATCCTCTGTACGGCCAGATAAACCGGCCTAGCGAACGAATTGGTCAGTGATCCCTTATCAGAAGCCTTGGGTCATTGTGAGTGATCAGCAACTACCCAAACAGGAGAAGTTCCCGAGGAGGCCCGTGCCGAACTTGGAGCGGACTTCCTGGATGGCCTCCCAGTCAGCCCGGGAGACCCTATGGCCGGCGGGAGGGAACCATGCCTGCGTCTGCTCATCAAATCGATAGCCCTGGTACTTCCTTAGCCAGATCACGGCGCAGTCCACCGAGGTCATCATCAGGTATTTCTCAAAAGAAGAAAGGGCCGCAGGAGACTACCCCACGGCCCTCTCAAAGGTTGTTGGTTTGGCTTCTCTGTTACTGCTGCACGCACGTCACTTGCGGGGTGAACTGGGAAGCCGCACTGGAGCCCTTTAGGACCACCTGACGAGCCGCCTCACAAGCCTGCTGGGAGGTGAACTCAGGAACGCCAGTGACGTGGTATCCGCCCCCGACGCTTCCCGTGGACACCCACGCCACAACGATCAAAACCCACTTCATGGTTAATCCCCTCGGTTGCCCCTAGGGACGGATTCTAGAACTAGCCTTCCTCATCCTCAAGCTGGATTGCCTCACCATACCCTTCCCAGTTGAACACCCCGGCGGCTTCCAGACACCTCAACCGCTTCCGCGAACGGAGCAGCCGCTCATACTCAGCTTTGGTGATCTCGACAGTCTCGGGCTCGCCTTTGTTGCGCTCAATGATAGCCTCTAGGTGCATCATCGGATGCCTCCCGTGGTGGTAGTGGTGTAACTGTCGTTCCAGTTGGTGCTTGTGGGCCGATCCAGGCCAATGCTCTGAAGTCGCTCCACCGCCTCATCGAACTCCCGATCCCGGCGGTTGCTGTCCACGTCCTCACTGATCTTATCGAGCCAGTAGGCGGTAGACCCAGCAACCGTCTCGATGCGGTCGTCGTGCTTCAGAGAGTTGCGCTCCTTGGTGAGCCGCGTCATCTGGTAGAAGAGACGATAGAGGTGCTGCTTGTCCGGGGAGCGATCCATCACGCTCTCGTAGTCCTTCGTCACGAGGGCATCGTGCACCACGAGGCGATGCTGGTTCATAATCGGCTCAAGCGTATCGATGATCCTCTTTTCCTTCTGCCCGGTAGAGTGGACCTCTTCGATGATCGGAGCCGGCTTGTTGTGCTTCTCGGCGGTCTTCACGAGCACCGGACGGAAGAGCTTGGCGAACATCCCACCACCGAAGTTGTCTTCAATGGTGATCGTCCCGACCTCGTACTCGATGGCCCTCTCGGACAACCACACGAGATTGTTGTCGTCATAGCCGCCGAGGCGACCGTCGCAATCCAGCAAGCCGATCTTACCGCCGAGCTTTCCCGTGATGCTGTACGCGATCTCGTCCTGACCCTTGCCGGCTGGATCGATGAACATGTGCTTGGCATCCCACGGGTCCCAGAGGTCCTTCGTATACATCGCGGGCTTGTTGTAGCTGTCGCTCTTGAAGCCCACGTTGGGAAGGTCCGTGCGTCTGCTTTCGACACCACCGCTCCAGAGCACCGTGCGAGGCGCGTGGGTGGGTGTCAGGCTGAGGACGATCAAGTCCCTCAGGCGCAGCGGGTAGAGCAGCTCGGAGAGCAGCGTGGGCATGAGCATGAACTGGAGCGCGAAGTTGCTTCGGCCCATTTCCATCTCACGCTCTAGAAGCTCCTCCTCGGGGAACCTAGTGGGCTCCACGGGATCACCTGGGCGAGCCTTCCCGCTGTCCAGGGCATCCGCCACGAAGTCCGCGAGCGTGTCACCGTAGACCTTACGTTGCTCCGCGTCGGGATATCGAGCGGGCACCACGAACAACCTGTAGCCCTTCGCTGGCAGGTCCTTGTAGATCGATTCCTCAGACTGGTACGTCCCAAGGATCACGGTCTCACCGCCGGGCTTCAGGATCGAAGCGAACTCGGCCATGCCCTTGTGAAGCAGCTCTCGCTTGCCCACCGTGTCGGAGTTCTTCGGGATTTCCAGATCGTCACCGATGATGATATCGGCGCGGTTGCCTGGAAGCTGCCCCGTGATGCCTCGCGCACGCACGCTGGGCTGCACCGAGACCTTGCACCCGTTCACATCGAAGTTGACCGTGCTGGTCTTGTGGCCCTTCTTCTCATCGGGCATCAGGTGGCGAAGCCAGGGGACTTCGATGATGCACTTCAGGATGAAGCTGGTAACGGACTTCGCGTGATCGGCGCTCGCGCTCACCACGAGTATCTGAAGGAGCGGATTGCGGTGCAGCCGCCAGAGCACGTAAGCGCCCGTCAGCCAGGTCTTGGCGACACCTCGGAAGGCGAGCACCATGCGGCGCTTCGGGCCGTGCTGGAGGAAGTTCGCGATCTCGTACTGGACGCTTGTGGGATCAGGGAGCCCTAGCTCGTGCCAGAGGAGATAGACGAAGTTCCGGAAGTCGTTGAAGGCTAGCGGGTCTGAGCTTTCGTCATTCCCAACTGGCGACGCGATGTTGAGTGCTCTTTCGCGCGCCGCAATGCCTTCGATATCGTCTCCAATCTCGGTATTGAACGCTTCCTCGGAACTCGGCGGGAGCGAACGCTCATCCTTCACCGAACGCCACTTTGTAAGCGTAGGCGAGAGCTTGAACCCCGAGCGACACACAGAGGAATCCAGCCGAGAACAAAACCCAGTTGACCATGACTAGACGATCCCCCGGAGGAACATCTCGCGTTCCTTTGCTCGTCTCCGGATGAGACCGGGGAGGGGAGGGTTGGCCCACTTGGGGAACTCGTCAGCGGCTCCCTTATAGTCTCCCGCATTCAGCTTGCGGAGCATCGTGGAGTGGTAACCACTCCTCAGCCAAACGAAGCCGTCTCGCTGACCTGGGATGCCTTGACCGATGTTAAAGACAAAGGACACAAGGGCGTCAAACTGAGACTGTGTAAGCGGTACGGTAACGTGTCCGTTAACGATGGAACCGGCCACAGCCGCGTCATTGATCAGTGCTTCCCTGATCTGCTCATCCGTCCAAACGAGGCCGGGATACACATCCGCTCCGGTGTGGCCCACGCCAATGGTCCACGGATAACCGCTCGGACCAGGGTCGGGGTATGCTTTATATTCCTTGCCTTCTTCTTCAACGAGAAACTCCAGGCCCTCTTCACTTACGATCATCAGAGGACGAGGCCAGCTATCATAAGGGAAGCCCCAACTGCGCCGCCAACCAGCGCGTGCTTCAGAACGGATATGCGGTCTTCAGGATGGGCGTATCGTTCACCAGCGATGGCATAGGAGATTGAGAGGGCCAGAAGGGCCGTACCGATGGCGGTCACTTGTCCCCGTTGAAGAAGTAGACGAGAGCATCGTGTTTCGCTTCACAGATCAGATACTTCTCGACTGCATCGTTCCACGCGTTGGCTACTTCGTTGTCCGTGGGGTTGTCGCTCGGGGCAATCGGGCGTTCGCACTTCGTCAGAAGCGAAGCGTCAGGGTGTCTTCCCCCCAAGGAGGTGCCGCACGCTGTCAGCGGCATCACGCACAACAGGCCCGCAAGTCGCAGTAATTGGCGCATTCGCAATCCTTTGTTTGGCGGTCGCCGCTTCGGCTTCCACCTGTTTGATCCGTGCGTCCCTTGTTTCGAGTGCCTTAGCGCTCAGCGCGGCATCCTTCTTGAACTGCTCCAGTTGTGCGCTCGCTAGGGCTTCGTTCTGCCATGAGGTCTTCAACGCCCAGGCTCCGCCCGCGAGCACCACGAGAAGAATCCCGATGGCTGCTAGGGGAACCCACGACGGAAGGAAGCTGAGTAGCTTGTCCATTTCTATTGAGGGTCCTTCTCTCGTTTGCGGATGCTTTCCACGAGGCGCTCGTAGGCTTGGTTCTTCTCGTCGAGGTCCCGTTCCAGCCTATCGAGCTGACGGTTGACCAGCGACTTGATCCACATACCGAGGAACACCGTGGTAAAGCCAAGCGCCACCACAACGGAACCAACGATCCCGTACTGAGCCCAGGGAGTGAGGATCGCCGTGGTGGCTTGTGTAGGGTCCACCTAGTGCGCGGCCAACGGCCAGCGGAGTAGGCTGACCGCCAGGGTGCCCACAGTAGTCAGGAGTGCCCCGATCACGCCGAAGGCAACCCTCCAGAGGAGTTTCTTGATCTCCGACACGTCGCCCTCAAGGGTGGCGAGGCGGGCCTCCGCGATGATGAGCGCGGCGGGCTTGCGCGCCTTCTTCGGCGGCACCCTGTCCTTACGCATGGTCATTATTGAGACAACCTGACATAGACCGGCCCTCCGGTAACTCCGAGGATAGTTCCGATGCGGTATTGAACACCATCCTCGTGCTCCACGAAGGTTTCAGTGCCACCACCATCGGTGAACTCAATAAAGGAAAGCCAATTGGTGTAAGTTCCTGTGCTCTTCAGGAACCTCCGCTGCACCGAAATAGTGCCGGTCCACGTTCCAGCATCAGCGAACGCGTTAACTCTCCCTCGAAACGAAGAAGATGCGCTCCAGGAGTTGGCTCCATTGGCCGACCCCTCAATGAGAAGAGCTGCTGCCATTAGAGGTCACCTTCTCCCGGGTCCTCCGCGAATGGCAGGGAGTGCTTCTTCAAGGTCTTAACGCCCTCGTGCTTGTCGTCGTCAGCTTGGATGTTGTTCTCCTTGAGGAACTGGCGGACGACGTTGAGCGAGGCCGCATCCGGCACTGGCTTAGTCCCAGCGGCTCCCGGCTTAACCACGTCGATCAACCGATCAACGAAGTGGTCGAATAGTTCCTCGGTACGAGTGCGGTTAGACTTACCGCTCAAGTCAGTACCTCCGTCTTGTTGGTCTTGAGGATGTGCGCGATGATCCAGAGCAGGAGCTTGGGGTTGTCTCGAAGCAGATGCGCCCAGCCCAGCCCGAATGCCGTAACGGTCTTCTCCTCGCCCCAGCGCGGGTTAACCGACTTGAGGTGATAGAGGGCGTGCGTCAGTTCGTGTATGACGACTTCCACGGCGCGTAATCCGGAGATACCGGCATCGAGCACGATGCGCTTTCCGTTGGGATCGTAGTAGCCCCACACGCGAGCCTCATCAGCTTCCTGGGGGTGGATCAAGGCGAACCCTACTGTATGCCTGCCAATGCGAACCGGAGAAGGTAGCTCAATGCCATGGGAAGAGTTTACGGTAGGCATCAGGGGCCGATAGAGTTCCAACCTTGATATAGAGTGATGAATAGAGTGCCGTCTCCTCCAAGGCCGACGCTTATGGTGCATCCGCCTGGGGTTCCGCCTGGATAAGCTCCCGTGTTGATCGTCTGGACGTTGATCGAGCGGATGTTGAGCACACCTCCTGTAGCCAGTCCCGCAAGCGCTACGCCGGAACCCAGGTTAGCCACCGAGGCAACCCCTGACGGCCCAGCCGGACCAGCCGGTCCTTGAGCACCAGCCGGACCAGTAGCGCCAGCCGGACCAGCCGGACCAGTAGCGCCAGCCGGACCAGTAGCTCCCGGAGGACCCGCCGGACCCGGGACAGTCCACACTCCACCGAAGGCGAGCGCCTGCGCAATGAGCTGCGGAATGTCATAGGTGTTACCAAGTCGCCCGATCTCGTCTTGGTTCTCTTGCGTGGCGTAAAGCGTCTGAAGCTGAGATATTCGGTTCGTCTCGGCATCGTTGAGCGTAGTTGGGAGCCACGTAGCGAGCGGCGTCAGGGGCGTCTTCCGGAAGATATGAACGTTGCTTCCACTTGGCGGAGGGGTGGCTCCCGAAGGCAGCGCAATGCGGTTAGGGCCGACAAGAGACGTGCCAGCAACCACCACGCCGTCCACATCAACAAAGACGTGACTTTGGTCTAGATATTCAAACGTGAAGTCCCAGGCGGTGGTTAGTCCGTCGCCGGGGTGAGTGTCATAGGCGTAAGGCACACTTACTTGTTGTTGAGGAGGTCTTGGAGCGTGGGGTTAGTCGGCGTGGGAGCCCCCAGGGGGACCGCTCGTTGTGCTGCCGAGAACTGCGCCAGCGCACCGCGAAGGTTCTCAAAGCCGGGCTCAGAGAGCATCTGTGTGTGGGCCGCTTCGTAGTGACGTTGCAGCTCGTCCTTGATCATCTGAGCGGCGGGATGCTGGCGATAAATTGGATCTTCAACGCCGTTCTTCTTGGCGTTCTTGTAGGCGTCGCTTGACACCAGCGCGTTGATGGATTCCTCGGCGCTCTTCCGGTTGCCTCCCGGATTGCTCACGAGTTCCATCCACCGGTCATAAGCGGACTGACCTGTGCGAGGGTTCTTGAAGTCCCGCAGATCGATAGCGCCACCCACCGAAGGGCTCGGCATCATGAACCGCGTCTTGGTAGGTCCTTCGCCCCAGTAGGCCATCTCGCTACGTGCGGGGCTGGTCTTACCCTCCACCAGGGAGAACGGGTTGATCTCTCGCCACGGCCAACCCACCGGAGTGGTCATCTTGTCCCCGAGATTGTCCCGCATAGGATCGAGCTTGGAGGCCAACCCGGGGATGCGGTTCTCGATGGCATCGATCATGCCCCGGACTTGGTGCAGAGTGTCGTCCGTGTTGAAGCTGGAGATCGCCCGAGGGATGTATGAGGCCGCGCGACTGTTGAGGAACGATTGCACGGTGCTCGGTCCGTCTGCCTGCTGGGAAGACCGAAGAACTCCCATGAGGTCCGTCATGGACTGGAGGTAGCCCTTCGCATTCAAGTTGGCCGCCAGAGACAAGCCAATGGACATAGCGAGGCTGTTCTGAGTGCGCTCGTCAACGTGCGCCATGATGTAGGAGGCGTCCGCGATGATGCCCATGATGCCGGCCACCGGATCGAATCGCTGATACGGGATGAAGAGGTCCTGACCATTCTCCCCAGCTCCCCGCAAGCGGATGGAATACGGCTGGTTACCCGCCGCCCGCCACTGCTTGTTGAGCTGCGGATCGGTCGGTCCCTTGCCTGTGATGACGCCTTCCGCTACCAGCATTGAGACGCCAGCCGAGAACATCGAGCCGAGCGACAAGCGGCCGATGGCATCAGCACGCCGCTCTCCGCCTTGCTGCACGTCGTGCCAGAACTGGGCGCGAAGCGGAGCCGCCGGGCTCTCGTACATCATCTCTCGGAAGAGGTTGGTCGGAACCTTCGTGAAGGGAGCCACGACGTGGCGGAACCATGGCATCGAGTTCGCCGCGCCGTTGACGATCTCCCCAAGCGATTTGGTAGCACCGAACCAGTTGGCATCCTGCTTGAGCGGTTGGGTGAAGCGAGCCCTCCGGCTGTCGGCCATGGCTGCGGAGTTGAGCAGCTCTCCTTCGGCTCCGAACGCGGAACCGTTGGCAGGGTTGAACGCTTCCTCGAAGGCATCCTTGACGTACTGATCCACCGGAGAGACGAGCTTGACCTTCCCATCAATCGAGACTGGGATTGAAGGCTTGTCGCTCAGTCCGGTACGGAACGCCTCGGTACGAGCCCGAGCTTCCACGGATGCCCTATAGTTCAACTGGGCGAAGAACTCGTCAGAGGCCGTGAGGAACCGGGTAGGCATACCGATGGCCTTGCCCAGCCAGTTCACGCCCACACCAAAGATGTTGTCGTCCTGAAGCCCGAAGGTCCCGGCCCGTATCCATCCCGGGTGAGCCTCTACCTGCTGTCCCGCCGCATCGAGCACTGGGGCGTTGGAGACGAGCGCACGACGAGCCATCTCGAAGCTATCAAAGACGTGACTACGGAGCGCGGCGTATTGAGCCATGCCAACCTGGAGTGCTTGCTTGTCGGCCGTGAGTGCGCCGCCTGCCATCCGATAGAGCGGATACAGGAAGGTGTTACGCACGTTGCCGGCGAGGTTCACGACTTGAGTGGGCCAACCACTGAGTACGGAGTTGATCCAGAACTCGTTAGCCACGCCCATGATCTTCTGACCGAGCGTCGGCTCAAGGAGCTTGATAACGCTTCCCGGGTTGCCGTCCGTGAGGCCCAAGAGGTTTCCAATGAGCTTGAAGTTCTTGTCCCCAAGCTGGCCCCTGAGCGTTGCCGCGTCAGCCGCCTCCAGGCCGCTCCCCGTGGCGATCCTCCCGGCTGCTGTCGTGCGAGCCGCTGCTCGTTGAACGCTCTTGACGGTCCCCACGAGGTCCATAAGGACGTTCGTCATCTGGTCCATGTAAACCTTGTCGGCATCCGTCGCGAGACCGGCCGCGTCCATCTTGGCGATCTTCAAGATGTCGTTCGTGAGGGATTGCATCCAGGTCTTACCGGCAACGACAAGCGCCGGCATATTCTCGGACTGACCCGTGAGCTGCTGAAGGGAGCCCATAAGCACATCGGGCTTGGAGCCCACCCAGTCGGCCAGCTCTTGCACACGAGCAAACGTCTGCTTGGCTCCCCCGGATACCTCATCGATCTTCGGAGCCATCATCTCCGCGAGTTGCGAGAGGGAGAGCTTCACGGCGTCCGGGCTGTCCATGCGGCGGTAATTGAAGTAGTTGCCGAGCGTGTCTTCCAGGGCAGAGCCAGGAGCTTCCGCCTTGAGGGTCGCGTAGGGGACCGAAAGGGAAGTCTCCAGGGCTTTCTCAAAGTCGGCCTTCTGGGCATCGTCCAGCTTGAACGCGGGCTCGTACTTCGGCTTCGGAGCGGGAGGAACGAGGTCAGGGTTCTTTTCGAGCCACGCCTTCACCTCGGCTTGCGTCTCCGGAGAGAGCTTGTCGAAGTGCACGTCGCCACCTTCGGAAGCCGCCTTGATCTCCGACTTTGCGTTGTCGCTCAGGGGAAGCGGGGTGTCTCCGTTGTCGGGATGCTCGAAGCTGTCCCCGTTGGTCTTGACCTCTACGTTGTCGGGCTCTTCGGGAGGCGTCGGGCTCTTCGCCAGAGGTTCGCCTTCGGGGTGCTCCTTCGTTACCGCATCGAGCCCTTGCTGCAACTCCGGTTCGGCCTCGGTGACGGCCTTCTTGACCGCCTCAGCGTCACCCGTGAGCTGCGCCTGGACTACCTTCCGGAGCCCTCCCACGAGCTTGACGACACCTTCAATGGCAGCTCCCGCGAGCACACCTTCACCAGCCGCTTCGATCTTCCGTACCCAGCTATCACCTTCTCCAGAGCCCGCTTCCGCGAGGGCATCGAGCACCGGCCCTTTGAGTGCGGGTACGGTATCGAAGAAGTCCACGAGGCGCTGATCGTGGGCACCCGTGACAAGGAAGTCGCCAATACCGCCCGAGGCGATAGCGGTGCCGACACCTTCGGCCATCCCCAGTCCCTTCAGGACCGTGCCAGCCCCGAGGAAACCAACGATGAAGCGGCCGATGTCTCTCGCCGCGTTGACGGCCTGCCCATAGCCTGTGCTCTCGTCAGCACGCGGAACCTCGGGAAGCTCCAGCGAACCCTCCGGGAACTTCGGCCGTTGAGTTCCCATCATGCGGTCAAGCGGAGCGAACGGAGAGGGTGCGTCCTTTACCGTATCGATAGCGCCTTGGGCGGCATCCCGGACGGCACCCAAGGGGGCCAGCGCGGTAGCCATCATGCTACTTTGGAACGTGGGATCGGAGGTGACCTCGGTAGGCATCCCCTGAAACTCAGGGTTACCCATGCCTTGGCCTGGATCGATCGGTGGCTGAGCGTCGGGCTGAGAGGAGGCGGAGTTGTCCGGGGTTTGCTGCTGAGGCGGTGCGGCTATTGCCGCTTTCATCCGTTGAACGAGAGCGTCATCCACCTTTGGGGCCTATCACTTCTTTTTCGGTTTGGCGGTAGCAGGGGGATTGTTCGCATCCTCGATGATGGCAGCCGTGATGCCCGGCCTACCTAGCTGCTGATCTAGGTTAGTGATGAACTGCTGGAACGCCTGCGGTCCCTGGGCGTGCGCCTGCGCGGCCTCCCGGACGATCTGCGACTTGTCCGCCGGGGAGATGCGGCCAACCACTGCGGAGAGTTCCTCAGGCTTAGCCCCGGGGTTCCCACTGGCGGCCGACTGCGCTTTACGGCCCAGCTCATCCAGGGAGTTCGTGTTCCCAGATGGGACAAGCGTCGGCATCAGCGCGTTGATCGTCTTCTCAGCCTCAGCCCGTAGTTCAAGGGCCGTCGCATCCGGCTTCTTCTTGAGCAGTTCCATGGCCGAGTTGTTGATCGCGTCCGTCATCATCATGAAGTCGTTAGCTCCCTTGGCATCAAGCAGGCCGAAGGGGTTGTTCTCCTTCTTCGTCAGCATGGACTTCACCGAGGACTTCAGGTCGTTCATCTCGGGGGAGTTTATCTTGCGCACCAGGGACGGATCATAGGACGCCATGTGCTGAGCCATCGCGAAGAGGTCGTTGCTGGACCGCGCGTTGATCTTCTTGTTCGCTACCGCATCGTTGATGCTCTTCATCGCCTCAAGCTGCCCCAGGGGATTGCCCGCCGAGGAGATGATCTGGTTCCGAAGATCAGCGAGCACGGGAGCCTCAGCGCTGGCCGCCACTTCATTCGTCCCGTTGATGTACGAGGCAACGAAGGAGGTAGCCGAGGAGACCGCCGTGGGATCAACTTCAGCGAGCTTCTCCAGGAGCGGTCGGGTCGTTGCGTAGGCGGAGGCCGGATCGGAGATCGTGGCTGTCTGGATTTGCGTCAGGAGGGACAGGCCCTTCGTCTGACGGTCCCACGTTGCCGACTGGTGCGCCCAAGATTCCTGCTCGTGCTTGAACGCGGCTTCAGCTCGGGGACGTACAACTTCCATCTGGTAGCGATGGTTGTCAGCCGCCCAGGCAAACTCCTGGTCGCCCCTCGCCTTATCGATGAGCCACCGATTGGTAGACACACGGGCGTCCTGCACACGGGGATTGCTGGCGAGCGTAGCCGAGCTTCCTGGTCCGCCCGTCTTCACGTTGTCAAGGGCCGCGAGGTACGACGCGTTGCCGTCTCCTTTGGCCTTCGCGATGATTGCCTGGGCGGCCACGTTGGCGAACGACTGATCGGGCATACCTTCGAGGCGCATCTTCTCTCCGAGCGCGTTGATCCGCTCGGCGGCCACCTTGGGATCACCCGTGGTGTTCAAGATGGCGTTGATCTCGGCTCCCGTGTTTGTCTCCTGCTTCGCGATGACGGCTTGGGTGATGTTGTTCGCGTGTTCCCGCGCCATGCGCTCATCGGCCAGCCCTGAGCTTTGCCGGAAGCCGTCCCACCAGTCGGCCGTGCGGTCCGCCGGGAGGGTCGCCATGTACTGCTTCTTGAAGTCCTGCATGAACTTCTGGAAGACGGCGGGATCGTCGCTGCTCTTCGCGGGGCTCTGAAGGTACGCGGACTGCATCTGGTTGTAGTAGTCGTCCATGCCCGTGACGCGGCCATCCTGGTTCTGATAGCCCTTGATAAACCACGGGTTGGCCCCTTGCGGGATGATGCCCTTCGCCTGAGCGTCCGCGAACTTCTCTTGGCTCTCCTGGGCTTTCATCTGCCCAAGCTTGAACTCTTCCTCGCGGCTATCCTTCAGGTATTCCTTGCCGAACCCGTCCAGGTTCCCCGCACCGATGTCGAGCGCGCGTAGCAATGCCTGAGAGGCCGAGGTGTCCGGGTTGACGACACCGGGGAGAGCGACTGGAACCGGCCGAGCGGATACACCCGGAGCGGGACCGAGGCCCACACCTGGGATGTTGACCTCTTGGCGCTGGCCGGGAGCGATACCGCGTTGTGTGTCAGCCATTAGCCGAAGCTCCTACCGAAGATGCCGCGACCCGGGGTGCTCGTGGTGTCCGCCATGTAATCCTTGGCGATCCCCAAGCCAGCCGCGATGAAGTTGCCCACGATGGCATTCGAGGGATTGTCGGGCAGCCCTTCAGCGATGTTGAGTATTTGGTTCTGGGCGCTCATCTGCTGGCCCTTCTTCTGGGCCTCGCCTTGCGCGATCTGCCCTTCGGCATCCGAGCGAATGTTTGAGATGTCCTTGCCGGTAGCGACCGCGTAGGTGCGGAAGAGTTCCTGCACGCTGTTCCCGGTTACGCCTCCCGACGCGGCGGCCCCTGCGGCTTCGCCCGTGGCTGCATCGAGCTTCGTCCTCGCTTGGCCTTCCTTGATCTGCGCTTGGTTCTGCACCTGGATTTCCTGGAGGCCGTCCATGGCATACTGGAAGACGGTGCTCTTATCGATTGCGTCCGCCGCCGCGTTGGCCGCGTTGACCTTCTTGTTGTAAGCGGACATTTGCTGCCCCGAGCTGGCGAGAGCGCCGCCTAGGGAGAATAGAACCTGTGCTCCGAAGAGCGCGCCTGCATCACAGATGGTTCGGCCTATCGATGAAGAAGGGAAGGGCTAATGCCCCGTTGTGCTCCGTTGGGACTGGAGTGTTAGAGAACCGTGCACCGCAACTCTTCTTCAGCCAGTTGATGATCTTCGTTCCCTCGGGGGTAACGCCGTTGTAAAGCGTCTTCACCTCGGGGCCAGCCAGGGCGAAGCAGTGCTCAATGAACCAGCGGCACATCCGCTTGTCTGCCAGCATTCGCCCGTGGTGCTCCACCGCGTACTGCGAGGGAAGGAACCAGATGAACCCGTGCTCGTTCACCCCGAAGATCGCGAGGGCAACTCGGGGAGCCTTGGAGGCCACCACGACGAACACCCGGCCCATATCCACTTGTCGATAGGTGGGCTCAAAGTCGTTGATGCCCAGCCGAACGCGCTCCTCTTCTTCTACCTCTGAGAGGTCCGTGAGTACCGTGATTGCGTCCCCTATCTCCGCCGGCCACACCATGTATCTACCGCAATGGCTAATTCTACTCATTAGCCAAGCGGGACATTCGATAAGCAAGCGCCATAGATGAACCGGGAGGATGGTATCCACCATACTGGTCAATTACGCCGCCTCGTTCGTTCACCGGGTCTCTACCTTCGGAGAGATCATAGTCCGGGTCCTCTGACCACCTGCACGTAGGGCAGCCCCAAGGCCCAAAGATTCTCCCAACTCCTACGTCTACGCTGTCCCTCCAACATTCACTGTCTCCACACTTTGGGCACTGCATTACAGCGGCCTTGCGGTGAGGTTCATATCGCCCACCCACTCGAAGCTCCCGATACGCATGGGCATGGGGCTCTCGCCGGATGAGAATTGTATCTTCACGCGGTCGTTGATCTGCCCAACGGGGAAGTCCTGAGAACCTCCCAGGAGGTCCAGCGGGCTTTGGTATCCGCCATCACCGAAGAGAGGCACCCCTACGAGTTCCTGGAACGGATCGGCGCGGTCCGTGTGGATGACGTTGATGAAGAATGGACCGCTCTCCGCGTAGCTCACCTTGCCTCGGAGGATTTGCAGAACGCCGTTGGTGACGTTCTCGATGCCACCTCCCATGATGTACTTGCGCCAGTACAAGGTGCCTACGGTGGCGAAGCTCGGAGCACCCACGCCAACCACTCCAGGCCCACTGAAGAGGCCCGGGAAGGTGGCGCTGTTTGGTCCCTTGGCAGATGCCTTGAAGACGGCGCCAGCTTGAGGACCTTGCGTGGGAACGTAGTAAACATCCTCACCTAGCGTAGCGGTCCATGGCAGCGTCACGGTCGTTGATCCGCCTACTGCCGTGAATGCGTCAGTGGTTAGGGCCACCCGGCGATCAAGGTAGATCGGCCAAGTGATCTGATCGCGCTCGAACGGACGAAGCGAGTAGCGTTCCATTGTGTAGACGTTGTTGCTGTCCCGGAGGACCACATAGAAGTCCGCATCAATGAACGTGCCCGCTATTGGCGTCCGGTTGATGAACCGCCACGGTATCCACGCAGATTGGATCACCTTGCCGCTGTCGGTGCTCTCCTTGTAGACGTAGAGGCGGTTGGAATCGCCATCCACCTTGATCACCACCACGTTCTCCGTGGAGCTTCCCGCAATCCATTCGACATTCCCCGGGAGCAGCGTGGGGACCTCTGCCGATGCCTCATCGAACACCATCGAGGCCAGCGACCCGGTAGGCGCGAGGAACGACTGGAGGCCCGTCGAGTTGGTCCGCTTGAGCGCACACACGATGCGGTCCTGCTGAAGCGGGAGGAGACCGTTCTGGACTTGGAGGTTGTAGGCCGACAGTGGTTTGGTGGCCACGGTGAGAGGCCCGAACGTGCCTCCGTCCGTCACAAGGAACTGCACCTCGTCGGCCAGTAATACGAGACCAGCCTGGAACTCCGCGGCCCCCTTCAAGACGAAGCTCTTGGGGTAATCCGGGGCGATATCGATAGGGTCGCCGTCCGTGAGCTGCTGGGCACTCTTGATCCAGAAGTTGAACTCGTCATCCGGGCGTGAGCAAACCATGGTTCCAACCGAGGTCAGCAGCCCAAGGCGGCCCTTGATGGCCCTGATATCGGTGATCTGAGCACCCACAAACGAGGGCTTGGGATCGTTGGTCTCGTCGCCGGCGACCCGCGTTCCCCACGTTGCCTTTCGGAAGGTGAACGTACCATCCGCGTTGAAGGTGAGGACGTGGGGCATCGTGCTTGCATCGAAGGTCGTTGACGTTCCCGGCTTAGCGCTCTCTTGCCATCCGCCGGGCTGAAGTCCAGTTCCCGTTGGGCTCGTGGGCACGAACCGCGCATACCAGTCGTCAATATCGGACGTGAGGTCACCCTTGATGGTGACGTGCTGGCCCACGAGAGCAATCGTCGGGAGGTCTGTGGTCTTCTCCACTGATGACCGCACGGCGACGATATCCTGCCCGGTGGCGTTGTCGCTGACTGTCACAATGAAGTCCTGCTGGTCCGCGCGATTGATAAGCAGGGAGTTGTTGACGTACCCCTTGCTGAACCCGGCGGGGAGCGAGAGGCTTCCGTAAAGCTGGGAGATGATGCTCGTCAGCTTGATCGTCCCGCTATCCGTAGCGCTCGTAATATAGCTGGCCGAATACCACGTAGGAGCATTTGCTGGATAGCCTACGTTCACCGTGTATTGCGTGTTGTAGTTGCCCTGCCTCAGCCAAACCACGGCGGCGGAGTTCTCCTGGGGCTCCACATCGGTTGTCATCTGGACGGTCTTCCCGCGATCCCAAATGAACGTGTAGTCCTTGATCGTGACGAAGCCGAGGGACGACGCTCCGGAGATGTAGTCCCAACCGTCAGGCGCAGTGACAGTCCGCAGCGAGCCGTTGAAGTCCCATATCTTTAGCTGACCACCATCCACGACGATCTTGAAGCGGTTGTTGGCGTCTCGCAGGAACCAGTGATGTGCCACTGGATTGGTCAACCCTGCAAACGTCGTTACGTGGTCACCACCGGGACGCCTCGAAAGGCCCTCAATGATGGTGCCGTACATGTTCTCCGCGTCATCCAGGTAACCCGGCTGGCGCAGTGAAGGAACTTGTTGGGAGATACCCTGGATAAGAGAGGGGACTGAGCCCCTGACAATCATGGCCTAAAGGAACCTATGATCGGAGTTTTCCAACTCAGCGTCGATGAGTGCATCCCACGTCAGGGTAAGCAGTGGTTGCAGACGTTTGTCCACGTCGGGGGAGCGCAGAGTGCCCCCATTGAGATACGAAGCGGCAAGTACCTGGAGGTAGCGTCGGGCTTCCTCGGGCATATCCTCGAAGTTGATCGCCTCGCGCATCAGGATCGTGAGCGGGCGGGTCCACACGTAGGTCTGGTTGATGACCGAGAAGACCTTACCTTGCCGCATCACGGGGCGCAGGCGAAGCCAGTCGTCCCTCATTCCCGGGTCAGGGAATAAGCCCTCGCGCCACAGATCGTGCCAGTTCGGAGAGGCGATGCTGAGGCAGTTGCCCGGGAGATTGAGGTAGCCGTTATCATCGGGCACCAGGGAGACGTGGCGGCGGCAGAACCAGAACCCCTTGAGGCACAGTTCGCGCGTAGCATCCGCCAGCCAGGTAAGGGCCGCTGAAGCATCTCGCCCGATGACCCCCGAGAGGGAGTTGATGGGAGGAAACCCGTTGGCCCGCAACGACCAGTTAACGGCGTCGAGCTGCGTGGTAGGTGTTGAGAGGTCTAGGGCGTCAGCCATAGGGAAAAAGAGAGGAAGGGGATTTCTCCCCCTCCTCCCGAGAAGTGTTGATCCGCTGGTTACGGAGTGGCCAGTTCGACCGCGCAAGCGCCCCGCAGCGGAGCCTTGCCGTGCATCATGCGGCCCACCAGCAACGTACCCTGGGAATCCACACGGGTTTCCATCTGCGTTTCCAGCTCCCAGCGGCGGACGCAACCGGCGGCTTCACCGTGGAACACGATGCCCACCGACTTGGTGAAGTCACCCGTGTAGTCGTTGCGAGCGCCGGTCGGATTGGTCGTGATGTTGGTTCCGTTCGGCAGATGCAGCGACTTGTGGATAGGCGTGCCGTTGACTTCCTTCACGACACCAGAGGCGTAGGTGCCGTTGCTCATGTCCGGCTTGTTGTACTGGCGGTCGATAGCCTTGCCGTTCTTGACGACGAGGGCGTACTGGACCGGAGGAAGGGCAGCGTGCCGATCCGAGGCGGGAACCGACTTCACATCCATATCGATACCGGCATCGAAGATCGCGTCGGCCAGAACACCGCCATCCGTGTTCATGTTCGAGACGGCGATCTGCGTGCCGCCCGGGAGCGTACCCGTCAGGTCGGTCGAGAGGCGCGCCGCCTTGTAGAGCACAATAGCCGTGTCCTTGTCGTCGCCGTTGGCGAGAGCTTCCCCAAGCTGATGAGCGTAGCGAGAGCGCAGCTCGTAGTGGATCATCGCATCCTCGAAATCCAGGATGAACAGGTCCGAGATCAGCGGGTAGTCCACGTTGATGAGCTGCTGGCCCATGGCGATCTGGCCCTGACCCGTCAGTCGCTCACCGGGGCTGAAGTACCGCGAGCTGGCGCGACCGATGGCCGGGAACTCGGCACCCTTGCCCATGGTGATGGTCCGGGTGAACACCAGCGGCGAGAGGATGCGGAGCTGGTCATAGGCTTCCAGGACTTCGCCCGGGAATACGGTACGGTACAGCTCGTAAGGATCGGAGCCACCGTTGCGAAGGCCGGGATTGGAAGGCGTATAGATGTTGGATTCGGACATAGGTTCCTATTGATTGAAGTGGTTGAACTACCGCTTGCCCTTCGAGCGGGCGCGGCGAGAGGACTGGGGAGCGGCCTTCTTGGTGCGGCGCTGGGAGCCCTTCACGGAGAAGGACCGAATGCTCTTCTGAGTGACTTCCTCGCGGTACTTGGCATCGGTCTTGTAGCGAGGATCACGCATCGCCTTGGCCTGCTCAGCCCGGGACGTGAACACGTCAGCCGCCGGAGCGCCGCCGCCGCCTGCCGTCCTGGTGGGGGCCGCACCGTTCTCCTTGGTGAAGCGCGCCTGGAGGCCAATGAGATACGTCTTGGCCGTCTCCGGGGATGATCCCGAGAGCATCTTGACGGCTTCCGCCTTCTCGGTGTCCGTGAGGGCCGTCTTGCCCCAGTTGAGGATGGCGTTGTAGTTCTCCACGCCTCCCACGGTCTCCGCGAGATTCGTCAAGCGCGTCGTCACGTCAGCCTGGACACCCCGGATGTAGGTATCCACGACTTCCCGATTGAAGCCGCCCTCTTCGAGAGCCTTGTAGCTCTCATCGCTCAGCTTGCCGTTGGCCTGGAACTCCTCAGCGAACTTCGTGAGGTCCCGCCCGGTGACCTTCTCGGCGCGAAGCTGCTCTTCCGTCTTGGTGTTCCCGAGGGGCTTCTCCTCGGGCTTCGTCAGCTCAGATGGGTTAGCGGGCGCAGCTTGGCCCTTATCGCCATCACTGGGAGCGCCAGGAGCAGCACCGTTAGCGGGAGCAGCCCCATCATTGCCAGGAGCAGCACCACCAGGAGCAGGAGACTGCGCGCCAGCTCCGCCAGGAGCCGCACCACCGTTCTCCGTGCCTGTCGCAGCCGGAGCTTTACCGGAGCCATCGAGAGGCACACTTGCGGTGATGATTTCAGCCATGTGAACGCGGCTTGATGTAGACGTTGCGCTTCTTCAGGAAGCGAACCGCGAACGAGCCGCTCGGAAGACGCTCGATGTTCTTGGCCTTCGGATAACGGGCCAGGAGGGCTTTCACCTGGGGATCGGTGGCCTCGGTGTTGATGAGTTCCGGACCCTTCTTCGCGGTCACGCGGGGATTGAGGTCCTCATCGGTCTTGGAAACGGTCACGTTCCAGTTGTTCCTTTGTAATGGTGGTAATGGTTACTGTGGAGGAGCTGGCTCAGGGGATTGGCCCTGCTGTTGTGCCTGCTCGATAGCCGCGCCTTGTCGCTGGAGAGCACCGCCCACGAGACCCTTAGCGATCTCCGGGGTGGCCCCTTGGACCATCTGCGCTTGCATCCGCTGCTGTTGATTGGCCTGTACCTGCTCATCCGAGGGAATGAGGCCATCCGGCTTCACGCCGAGGTTTGCAGCGGAGCGGCGGAGGTACTCCCGATGGATGATCATGTCCTCGGGAACTTGGCTGATCTTCGAGGCAGCCTCGGCAAGCGTCTCAAGGCTCTGCTGATCGGAGCCACGTCCCAGGGCATCGATACCCGTGGTGATGGCGATCTTGATCGCGCTCTTCTGGAGCTGAGGGATCACTCCCCGGCGGCGGAGCTGGGCAGTCTTCGCGTTGAAGTAGGGGAGCTGGAACTCCCGGCCGATGATCGTGTACTCGTTGGCGTAGGCCGCCTGGAGCATACGGGCCATGTACTCAACCTCGAACTTCGTCACGCGATCACCGCCGCGTTGGATCGAAGTGCCATCCAGGAATATCTTGGAGAGCATAGCGCCGAGCGCTTCCTTCTCCTTGATGGCCACCTGGAGGTCTACCGCCTTCTCTTGCTGGAGCGCCTTGACGCTCGCCGCGTCGCCCACCACGAAGTCACCGGACTGAGCCTTGGAGAGCTTGTTCGCAAGGGCTTGGGAGCCGCCACCGCCGAGCATCCAGATGAGCTTAGCGGCGTTCTTCGAGGCATCCCCGATGGCCTTGCTCAGGTGATCGAAGCGCTCAACATCTTTGTAGATGCCTTCGATGAGCCCTCGGCCGTAGTCCTCGCCAGAGACGTAGGACCATCGCAGCGGCAACCACGGCACGGCATCCTCGGGGTAGTTCCCTTCGGTGCCTTCAAGGATTTGCCCCTTGGCCTCCTGGTACTCGTAGTAGCGGTTGTCATCGGCATCCCAGAAGACGTGCGTGTAAACGTCAATGATCTCATCCGAGAAGGCGAGGTCATCGTTGGTTCCACACACCTGAAGCTGATGGTCGCGATCCAGAGAGGAAACCCGGGTGGCTTCCACGAGGACGCTTTCGAGCATCTTCCCAGTTGGCCCACGACGCACGACGTACTGGTTGAGGCCGAAGGACCGCACTCCGCCCTTGGGCAGAAGGTGAAGCAGCACGTTGCCCGTGATGGGCAGGTGAAGGAACCCGGACGAGATGCCGGCTCTATCACCATCCTCCTCGATAGCCTCAACGAAGCTCATCTCGTATTTCGAGAGAGCCGAGACGACGCTACCGAGCTGGTCTCCCTGAGCTGCGATCAGCTCCGCTTCCACGCTGGGCTGAAGGCTTACCTTGAAGAACGGCATCCCGGGAGGCAGGAGAACGCCGAGGAAGGTCCCCACGAGGTTGTCCAGCCCACGGAACGCGAGGCCCTGGTTAGGCTTCGGGAGGTTTACGTGAGGCGTCCTGTAGGTGTACGGAGGGCACACCCAAGGAATCGTTATCGCCGCGTTGTATCGGCCTTGCTGGAGGAAGGGCCAGCGGTCCCGTTCCATGTGCTTGTAGCGCTCAGCCGCTCGGCCGGGCGTGTACTCATCCCTTAGGGACATTCAACCATCACGCGCCTGGGACGCTCCGGGAGACCGGAGAGATAGCCGTGCGCGGGATGATGAGAGAGCCGTATCCCACCGCGTTGGGGTTGGCAGACTGGCGGGTCTCAGGGCTCTTGGTAGGATTGGCAGTTGGGGTAGCGGCTGGGGCGGTCGGCGGCGGAGTAGGAGCTGGAACCGTCTGGTTCACAACCGTGCTGCTCGGCGTGGCCGCGCCCCCGCCAAAGAAACACATCTTAGGTGTTCTCCGGGTCTTGGGCCTCAGTTAGCAGTCGTTCAAAGTGGGCAACCATTTCAGCTTTGCCGTCACGCACACCCAGGGCGTAGTTGAAGTACGCGCTGCTGCTCTCCCGGTCTGCTTCCGGACGAGGACCTAGTGAACGACGGCGGAGGAACTCCACCATCTCAGGTGTGATCCGCTTGCGGATGTGCGCTTCCAGCTTCTCATCGGATACAGCATCCATGGCCGACTTGACCCAGCCTCCTAGGAACAACATCAGGCGAGGTCCACCCAGGATTTGATGCGGTCGCGCCAAAGGTCACCGATGAGCTTCTCCAGGACCTCTTGCGGGACCAGCCCCTTGGCCGGCACCTGAGCATCGAAGTCACAGTTGTTGAGGAGCCCGTCCACCATCTCCGCAGGGACACCGCTGAGGGGAACCGGGTGTGTCGTCACAAGGCGGATCAGGAACGCCCCTCGCTCCTTCAGCTTGGCGTACTCGCCGGGGAAGCGGAGATCATCGATCACCACCACACCGCCGAAGCACGTCTGGTCGATCTCCTCCAGCAAGCGGTCCGCCCACAGGTCATCCCGAACGGAACGCCGTACGGTGTTGCCGATGATCTTCAGGAGGTCCCGGCCGGATCGTCCCCCGAGTTCCCCGAGAGGCGCGTCCTTCTTATCCCCGCTTAGGTGCTCGCGGACCTTTTCGGTGCTCCACGATGCCGGGAGGACTTGGCGCGCGGCGCGGCGGATGGGGTACGCGAACGAGACCACGGTTGCAGCGAGGGGCTCCGCCGAGGCGAGCCGGATGAGTTCCCGAGCCGCTGTCGATTTCCCCGCGCGCGGAGCATCACTGTAGAGGGCGATGATGTGGGGCTTGTTGAGTTCAACGGCGTCCATAGACGGACCTTCTTCTCCTTCAGGTCATAGTCCCCGTGGCGCAAGATGCGCGCGAGGCGGGCGGATACGATTGCGTCGTCTTCGGTGTGGCCGGCTTTGAGGAACGTCTTCAGCACTGCGTGCCACATGACTTCGAGGTGTCCCGGTTCCGGAACAAGATCGATAGCTGCTTCGACGATCCGCTTGGCCCTCACGAGGCCAACGTTCTTGCACCCCGGATAACCGTCTGCGGTATCTCCGGAGAGGGCTTGGGCCATCCACATGAGATCGGCGTGGAGTTCGTCTCGCTCCTCCACCTCGTCTGTCCCAGGAACCCAGAAGCGGCCAGGAACGGCGCGCATATCCTTGTCCCAGGATACGATGATCCCGTCTTCCTTGTGCTTCCTCGGGTCGGTCATCCAGAGGCCCATGAGGTCGTCCGCTTCGAGGCCCGGGAGGACCACGCCCTTGTGGTTGTCCACGAGGTACTGGCGAACCTGCTTCAGGCCGAGCGGCTTGCGGACCTCTTTGCGATGCGCCTTGTAGGGCTTGTAAACGTCCATGCGGAACGTCCACGGCTGATCGCTCAGCGCCACCCTGATAGACTTCGCATCGAGCTTCTCCTTCCAGGTGCGGAGGTGCAGCTCAACGCCTTCGTATGCGGCGGGTAACGAGGTGGAAAGAGTTATCTCGCCAGGAGCCCACTCGGTCTCCCGCTCGGTGGCTGCCGCGACGCGGTAAGCGAGAGCGTCGCCGTCCACGAGCAGCGTTGGCCTTACGTTCGTTGTGATCGTGGTTTGCCTTCTCTAAGAGGGAGATAGCGACTGAGCTGCGCTTGGCCTTGAACCACTCACTCCGTCGAGAGTGCCGAGGCACACGATTGAGGGCAATCCGTTCGAGGCCTCTAGGGTCATCCGTGAGGACGTAGGCGAGGACCTCGTAAGATCGATGAGGATCGCCAGTCTGGTAAGTGTTGAGCCGATCAGAAAGCCGATCCGCCTTGCCCACCTTGAACCACCCCGGCCACACCGGATTGGTGATGAGGTAGACAACGGGACGGGAGTTAGTGTGTTTCCGCCCACGAGTGTCCCGGCTTGCTGGCCGATCCCACGAGGGGACAGCGGAACTTGAGGACTTCGCCCGCTTTCGCGATGGCACCTGTCCCGAGCTTCCTAACATCTTCCGTGATTTCCGGCCGGTGGGCGATCTGCCATTCGTCATGTACGTTCAACATGAACTCGTAATCGACACCCGGCACGTATCCGGCGGCTTGCAGATCACCGTCTAGGATGACGAGGGCCACCTTCATCGGGATAGCACCGCCGCTTTGAAAGAGCGTGTTGAGAGCCGCGTTGCGGGAGCGGGGATAGAGGCGTCGTCCGTCAATGCCGATGAGGTACTTGCGAATGCTCCAAGTTTTCTGGACGCTCTCGCGGAGCGCCTTCAGAGCAGGGAAGTTATCAAGGAGCTTTCGCTCGGCCTCGGAGCCCGCCGCCTTGGCTGTCGTATCGACCACCCGACCACGTATCTTTTCCTTCGGTCCGGTTACGCCAAGGATCACCCCGAGCTGCTCCCCACCTGCGCCGTAGATCAGCGCGTAGAAGAACTCCTTGAGAGTATCTCGGCCGGGCAACATGGTGCCTCCCCGGAGGTACTTGCCCTTCGGGTCTCGGCCGATACGCGCACAATTGAGCGAGTGGAGGTCGGAACCGTCTTCCTTCTTGCCTTCGAGGATCGTCTTCAGGAACTCGCCGCCATCAAGCGGACTGAGATAGTGAGCCATCACGCGGCCCTCTAGGGCGTCCGCGTCGATACCCGTCATGAGCCACCCGGGAGGAGGCTCGAATAGTTCCCTGCACTCGTGGCCGTAAGGAACGTCGTTGCTTGGGACCTGCCCGAGGTTCGGCTTTGAGTGCGTCATCCGGAAGGTGTGGGCACCGACGCTATCGACGCCACCATGTATCCGCCCTTCACTCGTGACGTGACGGAGCCACGCCTCCTTGCCGTTGGCCACATAGCCCAGGAGCTTGGAGAGCACCAAGTAGCGGACCACGAGCTTTGCTTCGGGATACGGCAGGAGGTTGAGCGTCTCTTCGTCGGTCTTCGCCGTACCGTCCTCGTTGAACTCGGTGGGTTCCCAGCCTAGGTGCTCTCGAAACGCCCGCTCGATGTGGAACCGATTGCTGGCCGAGAACTCCGTCACGGTTATCTTCGTGAACGGAACGCCCTTCTCGTATCCCATCTTCTTGTTGTTGACCTTGGGAACGAAGACCTCTTCATCGTGCCACGCGGGGAACCTCTCCTGAAGCTGCTGGCCGAGTTCCGCGCGTTCCGCCGTGAGTTTCGCCGCGAGGGCCTGAGCCTTCTCCACGTTGAAGCAGACACCGAACTGCTCTTGCCTGAAGATGATCTCCGCTACGTTGTGCTCCAGGTCGATCACGTCGGCCGGCACAAGGGAGAGCTTCGTCTTGATCTTGTTCCAGAAGGCGAGCGTGGTCTTGTAGTCCTGCCGCATATAGGCGTGCATGGTTGGGTTCCACGCTTCCCACTTGCGGGCCTTGCGCTCCTTCAGGTTCTCAATCGAAGGGTCGCCCTCGTACTCGTCCTTGAGTTCACCAAGGCGAAGCCCCCAGGCTTCCAGTCGGTGAGCCCCGATGATCTGTCCTGGTATCTTTCCAGCGCGCCAGTTGGGGAAGTCCAGGTCCTTCAGGTTCGGCCAGATCACCTTGGAATAGATGATCGTGTCCCGGACTTTGCCCTTGGGGTTCCACCACGGGTACAGCTTCTTCAGCGCTGGGATATCAAAGCGGATGATATTGTGGCCGATGATCTCGTCAGCTTCTTCGAGGGCCTTGAGAGCTTCCGTGAAGTCTGCCTCGGGGCCGCCGGGATCGAAGAGAATGTTTCCCTCTTCATCGCCGATGACCAAGCAGTGCATCTTTGTCAGGTCACGGAGCAGGCCATTCGTTTCGATATCGAAGAGAAGCCGCCTCACGTAAACTCTTCTAGGATCATCGGGAGAACCTCAAAGAGTGTTCTCACTTCATCTTCGGTAAGGCGTACTAGGTTGTCCCCCTTCCGAATAGCTAGCTCTGCCGGAAGCTCCTTGAAGGAATGCAGGAGAGATACAGTGGCTCCCGTCTTCTTCATGTGAGCCAAAAGCTCCGCGTCACGCATAGTGGAACGAAGTGCTAGGGCAAATCGAGAGAAGGCCCTGCTGGATGTTCATCCCGTCGGCTCTCGGGATACCATCACGGGTCTCCCTGTCGGCCACCGCGAAAGCCGCCGCTAGGTCTCGAATATTCTCCCGGCTGAGGTACGCGCCTTTGAACGTGATCGCGGCGAGCTGGGGATCGCTTCTAGTAGTCGTTGGGGGCGGCGTGCCGCTGGAATCCCTCAGCGCTCGGAGCGGGGGCTTTGTCGGTTTCATTCTGTCGTCCGGTCTCCGGGTCGTACTTGAAGAAGAGCACCTCACCAGTAGCTAGTCCGTATTCGCGGCACTTCAGGCAACGGAGCGTGGTGGTGAGCTTCGTGTCCTGATCCTCAGCCTGTTGATTGCGCTCAAGGCCGAAGCCAGTGTGTGACCAGAACTGGATCGCACGAGAGCCCCGGAAGTGGCGGAACGAGATACGTCCACCTTCCTCGTGGGGCTTCCCCTCGGGCGTGGCGAGATGGGAGATGTAATGGAAGATGAAACCCATTTCTTGGGCGAGGCCCGCGATCTGAGCCATGATCCGGCCAAGCTCCTTGTTCTCATCCTCCGCGTCCGCTGAGAGAGCCGTGAGGTGATCAAGGTAGATGTGCTTACACCCTAGTGACTTCACCATGTAGATGATCCTCGCCTTGATCGTCTCCCAGTCCATCTGACCGAAGTGATCGAAGAAGTAGAGCGGGAGGTCTTTCGCTAACCGTGAGGCGGTGGCTAGGTCTTCCTTCGATGCCTTTCCGGGAATGTGGAGCATCTTTGAGAGATGCTTTCCCATGATGCGCCGAATAGAGACCTCAGGAGGTTGCTCCAAGAAGAGGATGCCGGTCGGAACCTTCAACGTGCAAACGTCGAACTCGATTTGCTCTGAGAAGAAGTCGGTCTTGCCGCCGCCGGTTCCTCCACCGAAGCCGATGATCTCTCCCGGCCGCCGTCCATAGGTGAGCTTGGTGAGACTGTCCCACTTCCACGGGGTTCCCATCTTCGGCTCGTCCATGATCGTCGCGGCAATATCAGCAGCGGCTACAATGCCATCGAGCTTGAATGCCTCGGCGTTCCACAGGGACGAAGAGAGCGCTTCCACCTTGCCCGTGGTCCAGGCTTCGTTGGCGTCCTTCGCGGGCAGCTTGGCGATCCTCACCTTGCCGAGCGGGAGGACCTCGGCACACTTCTTGGCCGCCGCTTGGCCGGGCTCGTCCATGTCAAAGGCGAGCACCACGGTCTCGAAGGACAGGAGCCAGTCCATATCCTTCTTGATGGCCTTGACGGCTGTTTGAGCGCCGTGAGGAAGAGACACCACGGGCCACTTGTTGTCCTGAAGCTGGGAGACCGTGAGGGCATCGATCTCGCCCTCGGTGACGATCACCCTCTTACCCCCCTTGGGCCACAACCACTTGCCATAGAGGCCCACCTCTTGGCCGCCCACTTTCCAGAACATGGTCTTGTCCGGGAGGCGCACCTTCTGGTCAATGAGTGTCACCCCATCGTCCGCGAAGTAGTTGGCGACCTGGGCAGCGCCGTTAACCCCGTACTTCCATTTGCGCGTGGTCTCGGCGGAGAGCTTGCGCTTGGTAAGTGGGACGTACTCGATATTCTCCAGGGGGATCGCCGCTTGGGGTTCCGTGCGGTGATCGGGAGGGACGTTCTGTGCTATCTCCGAATCCTTCGTGACGGTCCCGCACTTGAAGCAGTAGGTGTGTCCGTCCGAGTAAACCCCGAGGGACCTCTTACCACCGCAGTCCGGACAATCTAGCTTGGCCGTCTGCTCGCTATCAGTCACGACTTGGAAGTTGGCCTGTCTACTTATGGTTGCTCCCTTAATAAAAGGGGGATTGAACAAGGTGCACGCGAGTGGCAAGATTTAACCATGACAAACAATCCCGCCGTTCAAGACATTTGCCTTGGCACTTCCCCAACCCCGCAAGCCGCTGTCGATTGCATCTCGGACTGGACAAGCCAGTTCCCGGCCCATTTCAAGGCGAGCGGTGGCGGTGCGGCGCTGTTTGAGGACGCACGCGTAAGCTGGGCACTCCAGCGCCTTGGTGGAGTCAAAGGAAAGCGAGTGCTGGAACTCGGTCCGCTTGAAGGCGGCCACACCTATATGCTGGAGCGAGCAGGGGCGGCTCAAGTCACAGCCATAGAAGCCAACCGCCGCTGCTTCATGAAATGCCTGATTACCAAGGAAATCGCTGGCCTCACCAGAAGCCGCTTCCTGCTCGGCGACTTTCTGCCGTGGCTGGAGGATAGTAACCGACAATTCGACGTGATCGTGGCGGCGGGCGTCCTTTACCACATGATGGAACCGCTGAAGCTTCTCACGCTGCTTGGGCGCGCCACTGATCGGCTCTACATCTACACGCATTACATCCCGGATGATCTCCGACCGAACGAAGAATGGGCTTCCTCTATCGTCTCCACAGAGGTTCGTGACGGCGTTAAGCACTACATCAAGTCCTACGGCGGTATGGGGACGAAGGCCGTCTACTGCGGTGGCGTCTATGAGAGCTGCGCTTGGCTGACCAAACGGGATATCTTCAACCACCTATGCCAGATGGGATTCATCTACATTGACCAGAGCATGGACGTTCGCGACCATCCCAACGGGCCGTGCATCAACATGGTCGCATCGCGCCACAAACTGGTAATCTGAAGTTCTCAGACTTCAGCGTCCCAGTGGATATTGCAGGCGATGCTATTTGACCAAGTGACGGTGAAACTGGTGCCTCCAATCGCGGAGACAAAGAACGCTCCGGTATTCCCTTCGGGGGAAACACGTACACATGAAGGGGTCGTGAATAGCCCGTGGTTGATCGTGACTGAAGTAGCGGCGGAGGACACCACTGCCTTGCCTCGATTTCTCCCCACAATCCCGGTATCATTACCGAAGCGGTACGAACTAGTGGGGTCGAAAGCGGCAAGGCCGTTCGTACTCCAGTTGCTGTTGTCGAAGGTGTACTTGCCGGGTCCATAAGTCGCGAGCGTCACCCAAGAACCATTCGCGGAGCTGGAAGTGTCCTTGTTCCCCGTAATCGTCGCGCCGAGCACAGAATCAAGCTGCAATGCACTTTCGGCGCATCCCGCAAACTGATTCCCATGTATCCCGACTGAGGAGACGCGCGAGCTAGCTGTTGCAAGAGCCGCCAAGCCGATCCCGCAGGGTCCGAAAGTATTTCCGGATACTTCTACTTGAGAGGTGGTCTCGTGCAACGTTACGGCGATATTTGCTGTACCTTGTAGGCCAAACCAATTGCCCTCAAGTGTCGTCTGGTACGCCAGCGCTAGATCAACTGCTGTCGTCAACGCCTGATCACAAATATTCTTGGCGATCACTATCTCTTCGGCCGCACAATCAATCTTGATGTTGTAAGCCGCCCCGAAGCTGACGATCTTATTCCCGAGGATGTCTATGCCTTGAGGCGCAACGTCGGAACCACTCTTTGAGATATGGACGCCGGGACCGGCACCCATGATGTCGTTGCCCTCAACAATGTTGTTGAGGTTCCACATATCCATGTGGAGAGCCACCGTGTTGGGACTATTCGGCCCGAACGTACAGCCCTTGATCGAAAGAAGGTTTCCGGCGCTATAGAACAAGGCGCCGGGTAAGTCGCCGTATAGCCACAGCCGCTCGAACCGTAACGGCCGCGTCCCTGAAACGGTGTTCGTCGCAAGCGCCACGTTGATGCACTGCGTGGTCGTTCCGGAAGTGTCGATCTTGATGTCAGAGATGCTTGTTGCTTCAAGCGCAGTGCCGGACAACGTGAATACGGCCGTAAAATTTCCCGCCGCGAATATGGTTGTCAGACCTCCGGGGGCGCCGCCTAGAGAGGCACCAGAAGTCGTGACCGGGATCGGAGCAGAGACCTTGTACCGTCCCGCCGGTGCGAGCCACTGGCGGCCTAGAGATTGAGCCGCTGCTGCCGCTGCCTGGAGCGCCGCCGTGTCATCCGCCACACCGTCACCGATTGCCCCGAAGTCCTTGACGTTGATCTCTTCGGCAAAGCGGTCCGTGAGCCGTCGGGGGGTGGTGGTCCCCGACGCCGTTACGAATGACGAAACTGGGGACGGCCTAGAGTGCAGGACACTCATTTTTAGGTTGCTTCCTGCACAACCAACGACTGGCCGCTAGCGCAGATGAACGTAACCGCCCCAACGGGGCAGTCCTCGAAGGTGTAGGTATCGCTCTCGCCACCATAGAGAGGTGCCCCTCCGTTGGCCACGGCTGTACCTCCGGACAGGTCATAATCAGCGCGGCTGTTTCCATCCGGAGATATGATTTTGAGAGCACGCCTTGTCGGGTTAGCGGCAACCAGAAGCTTCGACGTGCCGGTATTAGAGACCGCAACAGGAGAACCCCACACGAGGGGCATCTTGGCGCGGCCCTTATAGTCCACCTGTTTGACGAACTTGTACGGAACGCGGGAATGCTCATCAGACCGCCCGATGAACACCGTTGCGGCCCCCGAGGTGTAACCGCCCGTGTCACCCGTGACGGTGTCATCCCAGGAAACCTTGTAGAGCGTGTTGGGGCGGGACGTGCGCTGCCTCGGGATAACCGCAGGGGCTTCCAAAGTGATCAGCGAAGTCCAAGTCGTCCCCGCGTCATAGCTCACGAGCAACTGCGCGCGGCCCACGAAGGTGCCAGTGATGTGGACCTCAAAGGGGCGGCGGGATGCGCTCGAAGTCGGATCGAAGGGCTGGAAGATATCGGTGGTCTTGTGCGTGCCGTCGAGAGTGAAAAGGATGTCGTTGGTGGTGGTTGTCACCTACGCTAGGTTCCCTTGGGAAATATCTTGAAGTTAGCGGTCGGCGTCGTCGCGGAGGTGCCCTAGCATCAGATCCATTTTGGTCCCCGGTTTGATCCCGGCGGCATCCCGGAGATTGGCCCAGAGTTCCGCTTGGTGGGGAACGTCACGATCCGGTTCCCACATTGCAGCGGTGTAGAGCGCGAGCACCGCTTTCTTGAGGCGGCGATACTTGCGTCGGTAGCGGTCCCGTTCACTCATGCGTTCAACCTTTCTCTTCTGATGTTGCCGGCCGGGGGTTGGGCAGGGAAACGAAGTGTGGCCCCGACAAAGGAGCCACCAATGAGACGGCCACGAGGAGCAAACAAGAGAGCACCCCGGCACACGCCCCAAGGAGGAACCAAAGGAGCATCGGCGGACTACCGTCCATGATCAGCCCCCCGCGCTCACCTGGGGCTCCTCTTTGAGCACATAGTGGGCGTACCTCTTGCCGGCCCATCCCTTCTTGAACTCGGTCACGATCTTGTGGCCGTGCTCCTTGAGGTCTTTGATACGCCTCGGGAGGTGCTCGATGCCGAGTTCCTCGCGAGCCTTGATGGGGGTGATGTCGCGGTGCCGGCGGAGATAGCCGAGGAGTTCCTTGGAGGCAGGGCAGAGGGGCTTGGGAGACTTCGGGAAGGCGGTTGCCTTGGCCTCCTTGAGGGCGTTGATCACGGCGTCAACGTCCTTCTCTTGCGTCCATTCAACTTGGCCCACTTGAGGGCCGAACTTGGAGCTGAACAAACGGATCATCACGAACGGCTTCCCGCCGAGGTCCGGTTCGTAATATGCGCGCACCTGTGCCCCTCTAACGGGCTCCAGCATGAGCGGGGCCATCTCAGGCGATCTCCTTGATTGTCTCATAGAGGCTCCCAGCGAAGGCGTATGCCTTGGCTTCGCCCTCCCGCAGTTTCCTCTTGCGTGCCTTCTTCGCCATCGATAGACGGGCCAGCCAGAGGTTCCATCGGAGGAACTCAACTTCCTCTCGGGACAGGCCAATACAGACTTCCCACGGGTGGGGAGGCGGTGGAACGTTCTGCCCGATGCTTACCGTGGGCATCGTTAGAGGACCTCCCGGAGCTGATCGTAGAGCTTCTTCTGGAATTCCAAGCTTTGGGCACTCCAGTCGTCCTTCCACTTCTTGGATTCCAACATGCACTTGGAACTCCAGAGGGCGGAGCGAAGGAACCTCACCTCTTTTGCGTCGAACGTAATCGTTACGTTCTTCAGGGGAGTCGGAGCCGGCTCTTCGCGTTCAACGGTGATCGTAGCCATCGTTAAGTGTCCTTCTCAAACGGTGTCGGAACTTTCTCTGATAGCTCCGACACCAGCTCCCTACCGAGCTTCTCGGCGGATACTAGGTATATGGTGTCATGGCGCCGCCGCCTGCGCCGCGTCACGCTGTTCCAAATGAGTGTCCGGAGCTGACGCGCCTCGGCTTCTGTCAGGACCACCACCACGTCTTTGATCGCCGGCGGATCGGGGCAAACTCGGATAACCCTAACTTCAGGCATCGTTAGAGAACTCCCCTATAAGATTCCAGCGCAGTGATCAGTTCGCTCACATCGCTCTTATCCAAGAGCACAGAGAGTGAGCATAGGTGCAGCTTCAGCATGGTTCGGCGTTGCGGAGCGTGAACGAATGAGAAGCGAATGGGTCCCGCGCCTACGAGACTTTCGGGGGAGCGGCCGGAGCCACTCTTCAGGTACTCGCCCTTCGGCCCATTGGAACCCGTGTTGTTCTGCCCAGTCTGCATAGGTTGTCTCACTTTCCTTCGAGAGCTTGTTTGATGCACGTTGAAAGAGGAGGCGAAGGTCCAGCTCGGGATGCGCCTCCTTGACGGCCAGGAGCTTCGAGCGGTCAGCGCTCGTGAAGTATCCCTTGGCCTCAATCACTACGGAGCCGGAAGAGAAGTCCGGCTTGTAGGTGTGCTCCGTCACGTAGCGGAGCTTCAGGGCTTCGTAATCGAACGACACTCCCCTCGCAGTCAGATCAGCGGCGATGGCCACCTCAAACTTGCTGCGATAGGGAGTGCCGTCGATTGTCTTGGGCTTAGTAGTCCGCGCCCACCGTCTGCGCGCCATCCGTGCCCTGGGGCTGGTAGTCGGATTGGTCGCTGTCGTCGCCCGTGGCTTCGTACTTCTGGAAGCCCGAGGCATCCGGAGTGCGGGCCTTTGGCAGCGAGACGAGTTGCACGCTCTCCAGGAGCCGCTTGATGCCCGCTCGGTTGTCCGAGGAGAAGTACACCGGCCACGTCGCCATCTTCACCACGACAATCGATCGGTTGGGGATCACGAGGCCCGAGACAATCTCCGCCTGGGCGTTCACGGTGGCCGGTGGCGAGTTCCGAACCTTCATCTTCGTGGCCCGGTCGGTCTTCCACGCGGGGCGCTTGAACACGATCTCGATTTCGCCCGTGGGTTCGCCCGTCTCCTTGCTCAGCACTTCGCGCCACGGCATCTCGTATTCCATGGCCTCGGCCTTCTTGACCTTCACCATGTCGGAGCCGGCGGCGGCGATGAGTTCGGCCTTCTTGATTTCGAGGGCCTCCAGCGGAAGCGGGCCGAGCAGCCGCTCAACTTCCTTGCGGGCCTCACCCTCCCACACTACACGGATGGACCAGTTGGGGTTGGTCGGGTCCCACTTGTTTTCGGCGCGGTCGGGATGCGTGACGGCGAACCATGCGGTACCAGCCGGAAGGATCAGGGTCTTGCTCGGGATACGGGGACGATTCTGGGATGCCATGGCGAGAGATTGTTCCTGTGGGTGTGAGTGTGTGGGTTGATCAGGTGTTGGGCTTCGTGCGGAACACGTCCGCATCGAGATACGAGCGAGCGGCATCGAACTCTGACCGGCCACGGTCGTCGTGGTGGGCCATCATGTTCTTTGTCGCGGCGAAGGCATCCTGGGCGGGGAACTTGTAGCCTTCACAGATGAGCATGAAGGCCGCGCAAGCTCCCGCGATCTGCTCCTCGGGAGAGAGGAACTGGATGCGGTCGAGGATGTTGATCGTAGCGCGGGCCGCCTTGATGGTCGGCAGGGAATGCAGGAGGTCCCTATCGAGCCGTGAGGTGATGGGCATCAGCTAGAGGCCCACCACCCGCAAGAGCTTCAGGGCGAGACCGTAGCGCGGGTCTACCAAAGTGACCCACGACGTTGAGGCGAGACAGGCAAAGCCTATGATGGTGGAGATGAATGTCGCTCCTCCACCAACGATCAGGCCGCCGACAAGCCATCCGCTTACCTTGTCAGGGTCCCAGTCGGCTTTTGTGCCCTCCTTCCAGAGCTTGACGACCAAATACGCCGCAAGAAACGCAAGTGCCAAGTAAGCAAGCCCATTGAGCAAGTCGAACAATTCGTGCCACCACATGGCCTTGAGCGTCACCTCGATACCCTGGGCCGCGTGGTTGGCGATCAGGGCATCAAGTTTGGTGATGACGGCCGAGATGGCCGCGTCAGTCTTTTCCATGGACTAGAGCAGCCAGATACCGATCATGACGATCACGGCGAAGACCAGCGTAGCCACGCCGATGGGATCGTTGGGACGCTTCACGAGTGCTGCGCCAGGATACCGAGGGCGATGCAGGCCAGGGCGGCGGCACGGATGTGGCGGGCCAGGGCGTCCGGCTCTTCGATCCAGATCGAAACGGCGATGGCGAAGAGCGAGAAGCCGAGAAGTCCCGAGCTGACCAGGAGTGCAATGAAGTGCATCATCGTCAGCCCTACGCTCCCCACCCTTCGCGGGTCGCGTGGTCATCCATCTTGGACAGGCACGCCGCTCCCACATCGAGCAACGCCGAGAGTTCCTTGGTGGAGGCAGCGCCGAGGTGAAGTTCGACCACCATCGAGCCGTCCGCACAGGCGACGAACTTGAAGCCAAGCGCCGCGTTGTCGTTCATGACCATGAGCTTCGCCGTGAGACTCCCGAAGATATCAGGGCCAACACTCGAATCACTCTCCAGGCCCGGCCCGTGCAGGGCGGCGCGGCTAGCAGCACGGATGTCATTGGCGATAGCGTCGTGCGTGGGATCGAGCAAGCTGAAGACGGGATGAAGGTCCAGGTCCTTGAGGTCGATCATATTGTCGGGCATTAGAAATGCTCCCAGTTGAAAGGCGAGTTGAGGGAAGGAAGAGGGGTGGGCTTAGACGTGGAAGAACCAGTCCCGCACCGGGTTGACGATGCCGCGTTGGAACTCTCCCGCTCGGTCCGCGCGAACGCCTTGGCGATCACGGGTAACGGTGAAGTAGCGGCTGAGATCGTGAACCTCGCCGGCCGTGTCGATCAGGACATGGCTTCCGGCGGTTCGGCGGATCGTGATGGTGGAGGGCTTCATATGGTTGGGTTCTCCGGGACAGGTTGAAAAGGAAAAGGGCGGCCGAGTGGACCGCCCCTAGTTGCCGCTACATGGCGGCCTCCAAATTCGATGTTCGTTGGTCCGCACTATACGCCTGGAACCTGTAATTGTTTGAGATCACTAACAAAAAGGTCACGAAAAGAGGTATTCAGACTTTGCTATGTCCTCCAGTTTGAGAGAGCCACCCGCAGGGTAGTCCGGGCAATCTACGCCCACCTCCCGGCACGCCGTAACAAGGCACTCAAACGGGTTCCATAGATACAGCTTGGCGAACTCCTCGCGGAGTATTCGAGCGAATTGCCCGGTCTTTGTCGGAGTGGTCCCGAAGGCATCATGGACGGCGGCCAGTTGCGTGATCCCTTCCTCTCGTGCGCGCTTGAGGGAGAAGAGAAGATGCGAGGCGTCCAGGGAGTGCACGAAGTTGGGAGCGGCGGCGGTCTCCGCCCGGCTCCAGTCCTGCACCTTGGAAAAGGTAACGAGACCCAAGTTTATGGGCTGGCCCTTTATTTCCCCCACTCCTTGGGCGCAAGGGACCCGCTCAGCGTACTCCGTCTCAACCGGGAACCCGCACGGCGAAGTCCAACGCAGCTTCACATGAGGCCGCTGGGCCGCCCACGCGCGCACCACCGAGCGAACCCACTTCATCCCTTCGATAGGCCCCTTGATGGTCGTGTGCATCGCCTCCCATACAGTCTTCGCGAGAGCGACGTAGGCGTCTTGTTCATTCTCATCGGTGAGCCACGGCGGGCGGCCTTCTCTGTCACAACGCTTGCGCACGCTGTCCCGGAGGTACTCCAGGTTGCTCAGGAAGGTGCCCCCATAGGGCAGCACCATGACGGACCGCTTGACGATCTTCCGGTCAATACCCCACGCGAGCCACTCCTGGGAGAACTCGGCGCGGCTCTCCGCGAGCAACCGCATGGCCTCCTCGGCAACATTGCCGTAGAGATCGCGAGGGTGGTCCCCAGGCACGAGATTGACGGCGGCTCCCGTCTTCTCATCTCGCATCAGTGCGGAGTAGTGCTGGATACCCGAGCACGATCCATCGAGCATCACCGGGACGCGGCAAGGTGAAGTAGGATTGTCTCGATAGTCCGCGAGGGCAAAGCAGGCGGCGAGGAACTGCCATCGCGCCTTCTCATCCGCATTGTGCCACTCGGTGCACTCAAGCGGGTTGTCCGCAACCGCATAGATCATGTCGAGATGGTCCCGCGCCCATTGCTCACGATCCGCGAAGCTCACCTTGTCAACGCCGTAGCAGTTGGCCGCGTGAACCAGGAGCCAGCGAAGCCCATCCGCATCGAGAGGGTCGCCCTGAGCAAACTCCAAGAGGCCCCGTTGAAGATCGTTGCCCTGCGGCGAGAGATCGTCCGAGCACGCATAGACACGTCCCCGGAAGTCCACCTGATAAGCGAAGTAGATCGCGGGGTAGGTGACGAACTTCCGGGCGGCGGTGAGGGTGCGTGCTTGAGCAAACCGCTTGGAGACCATGGCCGCGTTAGCTCGCTTGATCTTCCGAATTTGCGTCTTGTGGGCGCGGAGCTTCTCAGGATCGGCCGCTTCTTCATCGGGAAGCCGGCCGGGTAGTACCATTGGATCAAGAGCGGTGAGCCCAGGGCCTCCCCTTCCATCTTCCATCATCCGCAGCATCACGGAGTGGACCTTGGGGTTGATCCTCCAGGCCGTTGCCTGGGCCGCGTTGAGACCCGCATAGACCACCGTGAGGTCAGCCTTCAGGAGCCTCGCCCGTTGCTCGGCGGAGGATCGGCGGATGAGCGGGAGGGGCTTCAGGGGACGCGGCACGAGCGGGTGATCGATGCCCTCTCTGAAGTGGAAGCCGCCGCCTGAGGGTGTCGTCCAGGGAACGGGCGGGATGACCAGCGGCCAGTTGAGGGGACGGTTGACGGAGAGGAAGTCGCTCATCTCCTTTATCCACTCGGCGGCTTGCGGGGTGAGCTGCACGGCGTGGGCCGGCTTGGACTTGCCCTTGCGTCCGGAGGGAACCTTGGTCAGCTCAAACACATCGAGCTGCACGAGGTAGTCAATGAACCGGAGGCCCACACCGCAGAGGCGGTAGGTCGTCCAGGCGTCCGTGAGGGCGCGCTTCTCCCAGTTGCGTGCGAACCCCCGGAGGGCTGCTCGGCGCTGGTGCGCGCTGGGGGATTGCTCCACCCGTTTCCGGACCGCTCGGGCCTGCCCTTTGTTGAGCCGCTCCCAGCGAGCCCACACGTATTCGTCCTCCAGGGCCTCCCCGATGCGCCTACAGAGGGCCGTGAGCTTTGTGGGCTGGGACATACGGGAGAGGGCGGCGCGGGTCGCGGTGACGCACAGGAGGCGCGTATCGATGCCCCTGAGAGGCTTCAGGAGAGAGCCCCCCTTGGTGGCCTTGCCGGCGGATCGCTTCTCCAGATCGGCGGCCAGTAGGGCTTCCATCGGGACCACGATCCGGCGGACCATTGCGGAGCCCGCCTGAGTAGTCGCCTCGCGGGATTTGGCCTGGGCCTTTTCCATGGCCCGAGCGGCACGGCGGACGCCCTCCAGGGTCGCTTCTTCTTCGATCCTTCTTTGTTCTTCCCACATATTGCCCATGCTGGTCACCTTCCGGGATCACTTACGAAATCCACCGGGATCACTGACAATGTAGGCAAGCGTCCGGACCACGGTGGCTAAAGGCTTATAGCGTAAGAGTTAAGTGCGATGCAACGGGATCACTGATTAAATCCCGGGGGATTTTAAGTCCCTGGCGTCTACCTGTTCCGCCACGGGGGCACGTACGGTCACCGGCTCGGCGGTTGACGGACGAGGCCATCGCTTATGCCGCCGTCCTTAGCCGTCGTCTATGGCCGTGGGCATCGCCTCAAGCCCACAGGCTAATGCCGTCATCCAAAACGCGCCGGAGAAAGCGCTTCTTCGGTGACGCCGAGGTCAGCGATGTCGATCGGCAGGCCTTGCCCGAGGGCGAGGCTGGCGGCGAGACGGCCGGCGGCGGCGCCGGTCTGGATGCCGTAGCCGCCCTGGCCGGCCAGCCAGAAGAAGCCAGGGGCTTTCTTGTCGTAGCCGACCACCAGGTTCTTGTCGGCGACGAAGCTGCGCAGTCCGGCCCATTTGTTCTTGATCCGGCGGATCTGCAGGGTGGTGGCTGTTTCGATGCGGTCGACGGCGATGGCGACGTCCATCTCCTCGGGTTGGGCATCGCAGGGCGGCGACGGAGTCTCGTCGGCGGGCGAGGCGAGGAACTGGCCGACTTCCGGTTTGAAATAGAAGGATTCGTCGAAATCGATCGCCATCGGCAGCGCGCTGATGTCGAGGCCGGGCGGCGAATCGAAGGTGAAGGCCGTGCGCCGCTTTGGAACCAAGCCGACGGGTGCGGCTTCGGCCAAGCCGGCCAGCACGTCTGCCCACGCCCCCGCAGCGTTGATGACGTTGGTGGCGGCCAGCGTGTCGCCGCCGCGCAAGGTGATCAGCCAGCGTCCGTCCTTGCGCGCCAGCGTCGTCACCTCGGCCTCGAGACGCAGGGCCGCGCCGGCCGCGCGGGCTCCGCGCAGAAAGCCGCCATGGATCGAGGCGACATCCATATCGTCCGCCTCGGGCTCGAAGATCGCGCCGCCCTCGACAGACTCAGGCTTGAACAGGGGTTGGATGCGCAAAGCCTCTTCTGGATCGAGCCAGCGCACGGTCGGGACCAGCTTCGCGAACTCGGCGGCGGCGGTTCGCAGCGCGGCCTGCTGCTCCGCCCGGCCGGCAATCAGCGCTCCCCGCGGCGTCAGGAGAGGATGGTCGGCAAATCCCTCTGGCGGCTTGCGATAGAACCGCCCGGAGGCCACGGTGATCGCCCTGATCTCGGCGCTGCCGTAGGTCTCGGAATGAAGAGCGGCCGACCGTCCGGTGGTGTGATAGGCGGCGACAGTCTCGCGCTCCAGGATCACGACACGGGCGTGCGGCGCAAGGCTGTAGGCTGCGGACACGCCAGCGATGCCGGCGCCGACAATGGCGAAATCGAATTCCTGCAT